AATGACTTAGGGTCATCCACTGGTAGATAGCTACAGTTGTATCCTGCTGTGTTATCTCTTTCCAACGCAGCACCAGCAGTCATCATGGCTCTCATGCTTGGCATTACTTCTAGTCCAAGTATGCATTGCTCTATTTGATTAACCCATGAGTCGTTGCCTAGCACTGGACGTACCACGTTATCCACGTAACGTCCTACTGTTTCAGCCCATGACTCACGGCCTTTGCCATCAATGTACTTTGCGTACCGTGATTGGTGTATAAAACTTTGATAATCTGTTGGTAATAAGTTACTCATCTTTCCCTCCGTAATCCCTAGTAAAAACCCATATAGCTCCTACAATTACACAGAACAATATGAACATAGCCATGTATATATCTGTCATCTGTTGTCTCCACTTCCTTGTATAGTTCCTCTTTCCTGTCTACTCTTTAGCTTAGACAAGTTCTTCAACGCTACCTCTGCCATGTCTATTTCTAGGTCACGGCACAATGCAGCAATATACCACAACACATCACCAATCTCTGCAGCAATGGCATCCTTGTTGAACGTGCCATCACGCAACATCTTCTTGATCTTACCTTGTACTTCACCTGCTTCGTTACCCAAGCCCAACGCAGGGTAGATGATAGGATCAGTATAGATAGCAGTCTTTACTGCCTCTTGTTGGTAATATCCCATGTCCATGATAGGTGATTGCATATCTGCAAAGTGGTCTATGTCTTCTTGTGTTATCATTATCTCTCCTTCACAACCAGATTACTTATTCTTACATCATCTATATCATGCATAACATTACTTACTAAGTCATGCACATCTTCAGTATGTCCTTCTTCATGGGCAGATAAGAAGTTGTTGTCCTCGTCTACCTCCATCACATACGTGACACTAAACTTACGTATCATTTGTGCTTCTCTTTGTATACCTCAATAAGTTTGTTTAGATACCACTGTGCCTTTTGCAAATCTTCTAGGCCACCCTTGTAGTCATACCTCCATACGTACTTCAGTATGTTACCTTGTAAGTATCCTTCTTTGTTATGGTTAGTTGCAGCCATGATAGCATCAATGCATTCTATACCTGCTTGATTGTAATGCGGTGGATGGTTTACCAAGTCACTCACTTTTACTTCCTTTAATTCTTCTATATCACCAATGTCCTTAAACAGATCATCTATATCAAACTCTTCTTCTGTACTCATGCTTCACCCATTGTCTTTGTCCACTTGGTTAGTTTGATTACGTTACCTTCTTTGGTATATTCCATTTCTTTATCAACTTCAAGTTCTGATTCAGCATATTGTTTAGGAAACATTTCCTTTAGTATCCTATGCCTTGCTTCATCAAAGTAATCCATGAGTTCAGGATAATCTTCTAATACTTCAGAAGATGCAGCCATAGTAAGCGCATAGTCCATAGCATTACGCATAGCTAGAGGATGCTGTGACTCACCAAAGACTAAGCCTGTCTTTAGTATACCTGTCCATGCACCATCTTCATCTAGATCAGGACTTATAACTACAGCTATATCTCCGTCTTTTAATTCGTAACCCATCAGGTTCTCCTTTTAACTATGACACGCTGATCTTTCATCCGCTTGCCCTTTTCTAATAGCCACCCTTCAGGTATAACACGATGCGCCCACTTAAAGTTCTTCTGTTCGCACCAATCACAATACCTGGATTTGGCTCCCTTATATAGTTTAGCTTTAGCATTGCTGAATACAAACCTGATATCTAGCTTTGGATGCTGTCTCTGTATCTCTATATGTTTGCGTCTGTCAGCAGCGCTGAATATTCCTTTAGTCTCTATTATTATTCCGTTGTCTAACTCAAAGTCTGGTGTGTATGTACGATAGCGTAAGTCTTCCCACTCTATCTTTATCTTCTCGTACTCAACTGTCTTCTGTCTAGTCTTCAGAAACGCAGCAGCCTCTTGTTCAAGGCCGCTACGATATAACCTTTTGTTATGTCTACGTGGCAAGCCCATCACCTATGAATACGTAGTCTACTTCAGGTGGGTTCTTAGCTTTAGATACTCTTGAAGGTAGTGTCTGTAGTGTATCCCAACACTTGTGCTTGAAGCTACAAAACTTACATGCATTGTTAAGTACTAAGTTACCTGACTGTTTCTTAAAGTATGTCTCAGGCACAGACTCAAAGCATCTCTTAAATGGCTCATCATTCTCTATATAATTTACCGTTTCTTGGATGTCCTGTAATACCTTCTCAGAGTCAACCTCCGAAGCACTGACATACTTAAACTCACCGTTACCTTTGTTGACCACCCACCAGCCACCAACTTCTTTTCCTGCGGCCTTAGAATAACCTACTAATTGTGATATGTAACCGAAGCCATCACCCTTCTGTAAAGATTCGAATGAGTCAAACTTATTCTGGTATGACCAAGGTGATGCAGACTTTACATCATCTATCTTACCATCCATTTCCATGTCGTACTCACCTTGTACTTCTTGTCCATCAGGTAGCTTGAGTGTGACAGTATTATTATCTTTGAACTCAGCACCTGCTGCACGTAGTAATCCTTTGAACACAGCCTCAACTAGATCACCTAGTATCATGTTTATCAGGAAGTGTGGAGGTAAAGGTATTTTATCTTCAGGGTCATTCTTCTCGAACCACAACTGGCACTTAGGTCTGCCTATATTAGACATACGTAGCTTGAACTCATCACGTGGTGGAGAGTTAAACTGTTTGTCCAACGCAGCTTTAACATCGGAGGCAACCTGATTGGCTACCTCCTCTGTCATTGTAGCTTCACCGTTCATAGCCTTTTGCAAATAGCTAAAGACTTGTAGTTCAGCAGGGTGGTTCATTACTCATCCACCTCTACGAAGTCATTGTTGAGTATACTTTCGACAAGTTCTTGATCTTCATCAGCGTGACCTTTGGCACGTTCATGATGTAAGTCTAAGATCTTACCGTTGCTATACTCAATCAGTTCCAAGAAGTCTTTGAGCATGTCATTGTCTACACTGTTAAGTTGCACAGCATCACCAAGTGTGGCATGTATCTTACCAAACTTAGCACCAGTAGGTATGCTATCTTCTATACCTTCTAGCTTAATGGTAGACATGATAGGAAGAGTGTTCTTCTTCTTGAGGTGACCCATCACACCGTTGATACTCTTCAAGCTGTCACGGTTCTTGACATCCATTACAAATGGTACGGACTCGACTGCATCTACAGCCTCACCCTTTTCATTAGTTGGATTGTCTAGTGTGACTGTACCGTAATAAACTACGACACGCTTTACTGATCGTATCACTTGTTTAACAGCATCATCGAGTGCATTGAAGTCTTCGATGTAACCAGTAGGTCTACCTAAGTTGAACCCACCAATGCTATCCTTCAAGTCACCGTTGAGGGAGTTAGACATTACAGACTTCTCCATCTCTTCTGTCTCACTGTTCCATCTCTGCCACTGATTGCGTTGGGCAAAGACACGAACCGTAGCACCTACACTGTAGACTATATCATCCCCAGTCTTGAGGGTGAATGCACCTACTGGTACTACCTCTGTCTTTATCATCTTACCATTGAGATCAACTTCACCCATGATAGGTTGATGTAACATTCCTAAACGTGAGATAGAGGGAGTGTACTCTTGTGAAGGTGTAGCTGATACACCCATGAGTTCCGCCATCGACTGACCACGTTCTGTTGCTACTGCTAGTTCTGTACTCATTCTATATCCTTTTCTATAGAGTCAAAGAGCCTTAGTTATACACTATATATCAACTGTGTCAAGCCAGTTGTCACCTATTTTTGCTTCTAAAAGCATAGGCACATTCATTTCTATACCATATGTCTCCTCTATTATTTTGTTTAAATCCTGGTTGAGTGTCCACACCATTGACAATACTAAATCTTTCTCGTCAGGGTGTACGTCAACCACCATAGAATCGTGTACAGTATTGACTAAACACGACTTCATGTGTCGCAAACGTTCATGCATCTCGTTCAGTACCACTGGCACTACATCACCTGTAGCAAAGCCTTGCACTGGGTAGTTCTTAATCATAGTGAAGTGCGTTGGTACACCACTGTGACGTCTTGTCACATCGGGAAAAGCATACTGTCTTCCTGATATGTTTGTTATCTTCAGGAAGCGTAGTGCTTCATCAGCTAAGTTCTTGTGCCAGTTAGCTATGCCCTTATACTTTTCGTTGAAGTGAGTATAGTAGGTTG